GCGGTCCTCGCGCCCCTGCCGCCGTTCGCGTAGTCTGCGGGCGTGGGCGAGTTCAACGAGGAAGCGCACCCGCGCGGCGAGCACGGGAAGTTCACGGCCGGGGGCGGCGCCGAGCACACGGGCGGGGCGAGGCGCGAGGCGCGCGCGGCCACCAGGGAGGCCCACGCGGCGAGCGCCACGGCGACGACGCGCTCCGAGCACGAGCACGCGGCGGCGGCGCACACGGCGGCGAAGGAGGCGCATGGGGCCGCAGCCGACGCGCACTCCAAGGCCGCCGACAAGGAGCACGACCCAGTCCGCAAGTCGGAGCACGAGGCCGCCGCGAGCCACCACGAGGCCGCCGCGAACGAGCACGGCAAGGCGGCGGAGGACCACAAGGGCAAGGCCCCCGGCGCCCCCGAGCACAAGGGCGTCGCGGCGTGGCTCGGCAAGAAGCTCGAGCACGCGACCGAGAAGGTCGAGAGCGCGGGGCGCGCGGCGAACGCGGCGGAGGAGCACGCGCTGCACGACGACCCGACCGAGCTCGCGGCCAAGGGCGCGGAGGCGGCGGTCGGCGCCGCCGCGGGCGCGCTCCACGGCGGCCACGAGGAGCACGAGGGCCACGAGGGCCACGAGGGCCACGAGGGCGGCGAGCACGGCGGAGGCCACGGGGAGCACGGCCACGAATGAGCCTCGCGGCGTGGATGGCGAGCGTCACGGACCCGGCGACGAGCGCGAAGCGCGAGCTCGCGCGCCTGCCCGAGAGCGAGACGCGACACGGGGCGAAGGTACCGTGGACCTTCCGCGACCGCCGCGAGTACAAGCGGGGCCTGACCTCCGCGCAGATCCGGCAGGCCATCCGCAGTGCTCCCGTGGTGCGCATCCGCCTGGACGACCCGAGGCTCTACAGCATCCAGCACTCGGTCTCGCCCGAGCGCGTGCGCGAGTACATCGACGACCCCGACCTCGCCGAGGGGCGCGTCAACGAGACCACCCAGACGCCCGCCGACATCCCCGTCGTCATGCAGGCCGGGGGCGACCGCTACTTTCACGACGGCAACCACCGCGCGACGGCGGCCTACCTGGAGGGCGTGCGCAGCATGAGCGTGCGCCTGGTCGACGTCGACGCCATGAGGAAGCAGCAGCCATGAGAGACCCCGACGACACCATCCCGTGCCCCCCTCCCAGCTTCCGCGTGGGCGTCGACCTCGCCCTCGGCAGCGACGACACCGTGGTCACCGTCTTCGACGATCAGGGTCACGTGGTCAGCAGCCGGCCGCTCGAGGAGGTCGAGGCCGAGGAGTGCGACTAGCGCGGCATGAGGTAGGCAGCAGGAGGGCTGAGGCCATGCAGGTGCGGACGGGGCTGAGCGAGGTCGAGGCGGTCTTCGTCGAGAGCGTGAGGCGCTACGTCGAGGCGAGGCGGGGGCGCTGGGTGTCGGTCGAGAAGATCGGCGACCGCGTCCTCATCACCGCGGGCGGCCAGTACGGGCCGGACCGGGAGCTGTCGGTGCTCGTGAGCATGCACGGCACCCACGGCGAGTCGGACACGGGCAACCCGCTCGCGCCCCACGACGTCGGCGCGCGGCTGCTCGGTCACGGGTGGAAGGACAACGAGATGCCCGGCGGACCCAAGCCCCCCGGCGCGCCGGCGCGCGTCGAGCGAGCGGAGGACGCGCGGCTCGAGCCCGGCGACCGCCTCTTCGTCGCCCGCGTGCGCGGCCGGGTCGAGAGGATGGGAGGGCAGCTCACCGACGCGGGGTACCTGCCGAACGGGGACCTCTGGCTGCGCGTGCGCGACCGGGACGGCGGGGAGAAGCTCGGGTCGCTGCAGGTCATCGCGCACTCGAACGGCTACGCGATGCTCGACGGGTCCGGGCCCTACCTGGACATCCGCGTGGCGGACATCCTGGTCGGCGCCGCGCGCAAGCGCGCCCGCCCCGCGGCGCCGTAAACCGGTCTGCGGCGGGCCCGGAAAGGGCTGCAAAAACGGGCCCTGTTGACAGGCATGCGAACCGGCTTATATTAGGAGCATGACAAGCATGATGGTCCCGATGGCGGAAGTGGCGGAGGACGCGTCCTCCTACGCGACGTTCGAGTTCCCGAGCCCCGAGCAGGCGGAGCGCTTCGCCGCCGAGGCGAGCCTGGACTACGAGGTGACGCGCTCGCACCGCGTGGTCGACGTGTGCGTGCGCGCGGTCGACGGCGCGGCCGAGGTCGAGGAGTCGCTCGTCATGCTCGCCGAGCAGTTCATGGGCGAGGTGCAGTCGTGAACGCGGTCAAGGTGCGCAAGGGTCGCGGGCGGCGGCAGACCGAGGTCATGAAGCTCCCCGCGGGCGAGGTCCTGGTCTGCTGGATCGTCGGCGAGACGAGCTACGACGTGCGCGTGCTCGCGCGCCACTGCCCCATGTGCTTCCAGCACGCGGTCACCGAGCTGCCGCCCCCGGAGCTGGCCAAGCAGACCGACGGCACGACCCACGTGTGCATGCCCCTGTTCGGGGGCTGCAACCACGGCTTCGCCCTGGAAGCGCCCCCGGCGCAGAAGGTCGGCTGAGGCCATGAACGCCGAGACCATGCGGGCCCTGCGCTACGTCGCGAGCGAGCCCCACGTGTTCGAGTACGGCCCGAGCACGTGCACCCTCGACCAGGGCGACGCGCTCCGGGCCGAGGGCCTCGCGCAGTGGAAGCGCGGGGGCAACGGCCTGGACCTCACCCCCGAGGGGCGCGACACGCTGCAGTCCCCGGTCGAGGACGAGTACAGCTACCCGCCGAGCGAGTGCGAGGCCCCGGCGCGGCCGGTCGACCTCGCGGCGCTCGGGGTGCAGGTGCCCCCGCGGCACCGCCCGACGCGCCGCCTCTACGCGGCGCCCCTGAGCGACGAGCAGATCGAGGCGATCCGCGCCCGCGAGCGCGCGGGCAGAAAGTGAGAGGAGCGGTCCCATGAGAGCGACACTGGCGGTCCTGGCGTGTGCGGTCCTGGCGGGGTGCGGCGGAGGGGCCTTCAGCGCGCCCTCCAGCGGGCCGCAGGACCCTCCGGCGGAGGGCGGGGCGGCGCAGGTCCCGGGCGACGCGGCGGACGCGCAGGCGGCCCCGCAGGAGGCGGCGGTGGGCACCCCCGCTCCCGACGCGGGCGCCCCCGAGGCGGCGCCGCCCGGCTGCAGCCCGGGGCAGGTGGCGTGGACCGCCACGCGCACGTGCCAGGGCTCCAGCGCCACCGCCACCGCCACGGGCGCGAGCGTCTACGTGAGCTGCGACGACGCGGGCGCCCCGCACTGCGCGAACGTCGAGACGTGCCAGATCAACGGCTGGACGGCGGGCGAGGTCCACTGCGGCGGCGAGGTCTCGCCGTGCGGCCCTCCCGAGTGCCCGTAGGCTGCTAGGCTCGGGGGCGTGCTCAAGCGCTTCCCCGACCTGCCGCCCGAGGCCGCGAACACCATCCTGCTGCGCCCCAACGAGGTCATCCAGGACCCGGGCGAGTACCGCCTCACGTTCGCCTCGGGGCCGTCGGCGCGCGCGGTGCGCATCCGCCTCTTCCGCTTCTTCACCCTCCCCCAGCCCACCTGGGTCGACGAGGGCGACTCCTTCACCGTGCCGCTCGGGGGCTTCGTGGACTTCCCCGGCCCCGCGGGCGGCCCCGTCTTCCCCCTGAACGCGGTCCGCTACGCGCGCCGCCCGCAGCTCGACCCCTGGGGCCAGCCCATGCGCACCGCCGACGCGGGCGTCGCGGCGTCCTTCGGCTTCATGAGCCGCGTGGTCGCGACGCCCGCGGCGGTCCCGCCCGACACGCCCCCGAGCTCGGTGAGCGTGAGCAACGCGGTGTTCGTCTACCTGGAGAGCGCCGGCATGCCGGGCGCCTACACCTTCGGCCTCTCGCTCCGGCGCATCGAGACCGCGCGCAGCGTGGTCACCAAGGGCAGCGTCGTCGGCAAGGTGCCCGCGCTCGTGGTCATGCAGCCGGGCACGGTCACCGCGACGGGCTTCCGCCCGCTCGACCCGGTGACCCTGTCGCTGCGCGGCGGGACGCAGGCGGTGTGGACGACGCAGGTGACCTCGGGCCACAACCTCGGCGTGCCCGACTCGGGCAGCGACCCCGCGGTCGTCTCGGCCCCCAACGCGCCGACCACGTACTTCGTCAAGTGGGGCGACGACACGGGCGCGTACACGACGACCCTCGACCTCAACCCGTCCCTGTAGGAGGCCCCGGACCATGACCCAGTCGGCGACGCTCGTCCCCCCGATCAACACGCAGCGCACGATGTTCCGCGGAGACGCGCTCTCCTTCCCGGTGCAGGTGCTCACGCCTGCGGTGCCCTCGCTGCCCAACTCCCCGCTCGTACCCGCGAACATCACGGGCTGGAAGATGTGGGCGACGCTCAAGTTCTACCTCTCCGACCCCGACGTGCGCGCGGTCTCGCAGGTCACGCAGACGGGCGGGGGCATCGTGTTCGTGCAGCCGCTCTCGGGCATCGCGATCGTCACGTTCCCCACGGGCGCCACGCAGAACTTCCCCGACGGGCCGGTCGACCTCGTGTACGACGTGCGCGCCGAGGACCCCGCGGGCAACGCGAAGACGATCGACTTCGGCACCATCACCGTGTGGCCCGGCTCCACGCGCAGCTCCTAGCGCCGTAAACCGGTCTGCCGTAGTCTGCAGCGCATGACTGACGACGCCGCGCCGGTGGAGAGCAAGTCGCACAAGCGGTACGCGAAGGGCTGGAACAGGGACCTGCACCCGGACGTCACCGGGGGCCTGGTGCCGCAGTCGCGGCACCTCTTCGGCGCGGTGCGGGGCCTGGGCACCGAGTCGATCCTCGACTCCTACGTCGACGTGGTGCGCGACCAGTCGACGACGAGCGAGTGCGTGGGCTTCGCGAGCGCGCGCATCGTGCACATGCGGTGCGCGATCATGGGCACGCGCATCGCCTGGCCCTCCACCGCGTTCATCTACGCGCTCGCGCGCATGCAGGCGCTCGCGCATCCCGAGGACGCGCTCTCCGACAGCGGGAGCCAGCCCTACCTCGCCGTCCAGGGGATGCAGGAGTGGGGCATCCCGAGCGACGCCGACTTCCCCTTCGACCCCGCGACGGTCAACGACAAGCCGACCCTTCGCAAGGCGGAGGAGGCCGCGAGCTTCATCCTCAGCGGGATCTACCGTATCGACCTCGTGGGCGCGTCGCGCGTGGCCGCCGTCCAGCAGGCGCTCGACAACAAGTTCCCCGTCATGCTCGGCGTGCAGGTCGACCAGGCGTTCGAGGACTACTCGGGCGACGCGCCTGTCACGGCCCCCAACCCCGCCGGTCTGCTCGGCGGCCACATGCTGCCGCTCACCGGCTACACGACCAAGACGGGGAGCGTCAGCCGCGAGCTCCTCTTCCGCGGCGTCAACTCGTGGAGCGAGGGGTGGGGCGACAAGGGCTTCTTCTGGGCGACGCCCGCCTGGCTCGAGGACGAGAACGCGGGCGACATCTACGTGTGCACCGTCAGCGCGGCGGCGCAGTGAGGACCACCATGAAGGCCATCGCATCGTCCCTCTTCTACGGCGCGGCGCTCGCGCTCGTCCTGCTCGCGGGCTGCCCCCCGGCGCCCGGCCCGGTCACGCCCCAGACCGACGCCGACGCGATGCCCGCGCCCATCTTCGACGCCTCGGCGCCCGAGATCGCGCCGCCGCCCACGAGCCCCGACGCGCTCGCCGCGTGCAAGAACCTGCAGGTCCTCGGCTGCGCCGACGGCGAGGACGACGGCGGCTCGAGCGGCTGCGCGGCGGTGCTCACCCACAACCTCGTGCGCGGCGTCTTCCCCTTCAACGTGCCGTGCATGAAGAACGCGACGACCCTCGCGCAGCTCTGCGCGACGTGCCCGCAGTCGGTCTCGTGCTGCCCGACCTCGGGCGTGGTGAAGAAGCCCCCGAAGTAGCGCGACCCCCGAGGAGGAGACCGTGACCCAGCCCGAGACCATCCCGGCGCCGCCGTCGCCGGACACCGACACCCTCACCAGCGCCGGGAGGCCGATCTACTCGGTCGACTCCTTCGGCACTCTCGTCTACCCCGCCCTCCACGACCTCGCGGCGCCGTCCCCGCAGCCGCGGTGGTGGGAGAAGGCCGACGCCTTCGCCGCGGGCTGGCTCAAGGACGTGGGGCACGCGGCCTCGCTGCCCGCGGTCGCTCTCGGCCTCGCGCAGGCGCAGCACGAGACGCTCTGCGGCGACGCGTGGCCCGGGGAGCACAACTGGGGCGCGGTGCAGCACCGCCGCCCGACGGCCGCGGAGCTGGCCATCCTCGCCGGCCTCGCGCCGTCGCCGTCGACCGTCGCCGCCGCGCGCAAGCTCCTCTCCGACGCCGTCGCCGCGGGCAGCGTCCCCGCGCCCGACCACTGCGCGCTCCACGTCGACAGCTCGCCCCTGCTCCCGCCGCCGCGCTGGTACTGGATGTTCTTCTGGGCGTTCCCCGACGACCTCGGGGGCGCCGAGCTGTTCACGCGGCAGATCACGGTGAACCGCCCCGCGTGCTGCCAGATCCTCAGCCAGGCGACGGGAGACTGGTCGCCCGAGTGCGAGTCGTTCTCCGCGGCCCTCTACGCGAGCCGCTACTACGAGGGCGTCAACGACCCACGCACGCCGGCGGGCCGGCAGAGGAACATCGACGACTACGCGGGCGCGCTCCTCCGGCTCGCCCCGGGCATCGCGAGCGCGCTCGCCTCCTGGACCCCGGGTGCGGTCCCTCCGGCGCCGCCGACGCCCGCTCCCCCGACGCCGGTGCGCACGGTGGTCTCGATCGCGGACGTGCAGCGCGCGCTCAACGCTCTCAAGGGTCTCGGCACACCGCTCGACGTCGATGGGGTACTCGGCCCCAAGACGCGCGCCGCGGTGCAGGCCTTCCAGGTGCTCGCGAAGATCGCGGTCGACGGCGACCCGGGTCCCCAGACGCGCGCCGCGCTCCAGGCCGCGGTTGACAAGCTCGGGACCGCGTAGCACTCCGGGGGGATGCGAATTCTCCCCCTGATCCTCGCCCTCGCCGTAGTCACCATCACCGCACCCGCGAGCGCGCAGCCGACCGACCTCGATGACGTCGGCAACGCGCTCGCGACGTGGACCGGGTGGCCGCGCGAGAGCGCTGACGACTGGGCCGCCGCGATCACGACGAACTGCGGCTCGAGGACCGAGTGCATCACGGTCGCCGCGCTCGCGTTCGAGGAGTCGCGATTCGTGCAGTGGGTCGTCGACTACTCGTGCAACGACGCCGCGTGGAGGCGCGAGCACGGCAAGGACAAGGTGTGCGACTACGGGCGCGCGGTCGGGCCGTGGCAGATCCTCGACGCCCACGAGCTCGTGGGCGCGAGCCCGCAGGACAACGCGGCGGCGGCCGTCGCCCTCTACCGCCGCAACCCCCGCGCGTGGACGACCTGGAGGTCGGCGGCCTCGCGCGCCCAGTGGTGGCTTGCGCGCCACCCGTAGCCCCCCGCATACTCGACTCGCCGAAGGAGGATGAGACCATGAGCAGTGTGGACCCCGGTCACGTGGCGGCCGTCGGGCAGTCGAACATCGTCGTGTGGGACCCCACCGGGGAGTTCTGGGAGGGCTCCCTCATCGATAGCGCCCGCGCGCGCCAGCTCGTGCAGCGCGGCGTCGCGGTGCTGCCGTGCGTGCCGGAGATGTTCCACGCGTCGGGCGTCGGGGGCTACGCGAAGCGCGCGTGGGGCGCGGGCTGGCCCCTGGACTCCGCCGTCCCGCGGCTCATCGCCCCGCTCACGCTCTTCTGCGACCGCTCGATGAAGGGCATCCACTGGGCGATCCGCCTGGTGACCTCACCCGAGTACGCGGAGCGCGTGCGCGGGGGCGACCGCTTCTCGGGGATGATCCGCTTCGCCGCGGACCGCAGCCAGCAGACGCCCTTCTTCACGGGCGTCTCGGGGGAGAAGGGCGTCCTCGCCGAGGAGATCGGGCCTCCCGACGAGCAGAACGGCTGGACGCTGCAGAGCAGCGGCGTCGTGAACGTGCCCCAGAACGGCCACTACGGCTTCGGCGTGTACGGCACGGCCCCGGGCCTGCGCGTCGCGTGGGTCGCTGCGTCGCTCACCGTCACCTGATAGGCTGCCGGGCATGAGGTTCCCCTGCTCGTTCAAGCGCTACGTCACCACGGTGCCCGCGGGCGGGAAGGTGCTCGGCGCCGACGCGGTGCCGACGACCGCCCCGACGACGAGCATGGACAACGTCCTGTTCAGTCGCTTCGCGAACATCAACGGCTGGCCCGTGCACCGCGTCGCGATCCTCTACACCGGTCCCGTGGGTGCCCTGAACCTGCCCGCGCAGCCGTACATGTGGGACGACGCGACGCAGGCCTGGCACGCCATCGGCGCGGCGGCGACCCTCAAGCCGAACGTGGTGACGTTCGTCGACGTCGTGGCGCTGCTCGACCTGCCGCACGCGTCGAGCGCGGAGGGGGGCGTGCTGGAGGGGCCGCCCAACAGCGGGAGCATCGCGCAGGCGCTCGTGATCTCGTCCGGGGGCGCGGACCCCGGGGGCACCTACACGTTCGCCATGGGCCCCGACCTCACGACCTTCCCGTGAGCCTCCTCGACCGCATCGAGTGGGCGCGCGTGCGCGCCGGCACCGCGATCATCCGCCTCGGGATGCGCGTGGCCGGCTTCGACGTGCCCGCCGCAGACCGGTTTACGGACGAGGACGGGGGCGACCCCGCGCCCGACGGCATCCGCTGCGGGGGCCTCGCACCGTTCACCGACGCGCTCCGGCGCCGGCTCGAGGACGACCCGGACTACGCGCTGCCCAACATCGTCGCGCTCGGCGCGCGGCACCACCCCTCCGTGGTCCTGACCGACGAGGCGCGGCGCATGGTAGAAGAGGGCATGGCCCAGACCCCCCGCGAGCGTCCAGTCCCCGAGGGCCCCGCGGCGGGGAGCGCCGCCTCTCGCATCGCGGCCTCGCGCCGCTAAGGGGCTGACGCGTGGCGGTCACCGCGAACATGCGGCAGGTCGGCACGGGCAACTGGGGCGGGCCCCAGGGCCCGAGCGTGAGCGGCGCGCCCGTGCGCCTCGGGAGCACGGCGGGCAACCCCAACGACTTCAAGGCGCGCGCCTTCATCGACTCGCCGCGCTACCGCGAGCTCGACCGCCGCCAGGCCTACTTCGAGTGCACGCAGCACGACTACAAGCGCTTCGACTTCGACGGCCGCATCATCAGTGCGGGCCCGGGCATCGCGGTCACCCAGCCCCTCATCTCGGCGGAGAAGTACCCGAACTACGTCCCCCTGCGGAACCGCCGGCCGAGCGCGCCCTACCGCCTCTGCCGCGCGATGGTGAAGGCGTTCACCTCGATGGTGTTCGGCGAGAACCGCTTCCCGATGACGCGCGTCGCGGGCGACACCGACACCCAGGACTTCATCCAGACGCTCGTGCGCGTGGGCAAGATGGGATCGCGCCTCATGCAGGCGCGCAACCTCGGCGGCGCTACGGGCACCGCGGTGTGGTCGTGGGCGTACGTCAACGGCCGCCCGCGGTTCGAGGTCCACAACGCCAAGCAGGTGTACGTCCACGAGTGGGAGGACCGCTCGCAGTTCATCCCGCGCTACGTGACCGAGTGCTACCAGTTCCACCGCGACATCTGGAACGCCCAGCGCGAGAGGATGGAGAGGGTCCCGCACTGGTACCGGCGCGACTGGACTCCCGACGAGGACCTCATCTACGTCGAGGTGCCGGTCGTCGCGGGCAAGGAGCCGGCGAGCTGGGTGGTCGACGACAAGCGCAGCATCCGGCACGACGACGGCGTCTGCCACTTCACCTGGGTGCAGAACATCCCCGACGAGGACGACGACGGCCAGGCCGACTGCGAGGGGCTCTGGGAGAACTTCGACGCCCTCGACACGACCCTCTCGGTCGTCGTGCGCGGCGCGACCCTCAACCTCGACCCCACGCTCGTCATCAAGGGCGACCGCGACTTCATCCAGCGGTTCGGCGTGAAGAAGGGCAGCGACAACGCCCTCATCGCCGACAAGGACGGCGACGCGAAGTACCTGGAGCTCCAGGGCGCGGGGATGGAGGTCGGCCTCAAGATCGTCAACGAGATGCGCCGCTCGATCCTGGAGGTCGGCGAATGCGTCCTCGCGGACCCCGACAAGCTCGCCGCCCAGGGCACGAGCAGCGTCGCGCAGAAGATGATCTTCAAGCCGATGCTCGGCAAGGCCGACGGCCTGCGCGAGCAGTACGGCGACGGCATCGTGCGCACGCTCGACGCGATGATGCAGGTCGCGCACGCGCTCGACGGCAAGATGGTCGACGTCCCCGACGATCTCGACGGCTCCTCGAGCGGCGACGACGCGGGCGAGTCGCAGGAGCTGCCCAAGACGAAGAAGGCCCAGATGGGCTTCAACCTCCCCAAGCGCGTCGAGAAGGAGCCGGTGCTCGACGAGGACGGCCGGCCCACGGGCGAGGAGACCGTCACGCTCATCGAGCGCACGCCGGGCGAGGGCGGGGACATCGACCTGCAGTGGCCCGACTACTTCCCGCCGACGCCGACCGACCAGCAGATGATCGTGACCACGCTCTCCACGGCGGTCGCGCAGGCGCCGATCATGAGCCAGCAGACGGCCACCGAGATTGTCATGGGCGCGTTCGGCAAGGAGGGCGCCGACGAGTGGACCCGCGTGCAGCAGGCGCAGGCCCAGGTCGAGGACAAGCAGGCGCAGATGTTCGAGGACGCGGGCGGCAAGCAGGCGCCCGGCGCCGGCAAGGGCGGCAAGCCCCCGGAGCCGGGCGGCGACGACGCGGGGAGCGACGCCGGCAGCGACGCGCCGAGCGGCGGCGCCCCGGGCGCGCCCGGCGGGGGCAAGGGCGGCGGAGAGATGCAGCACACCGTCACCCACGAGCAGGAGTTCCCGGGCGGCGGCAAGATCACGCACACCGCGGCGCCCAAGCCCCCGCCGCCCGTCATCGCTCCCCCGGGGGCCAAGGGCGGCAAGGGCAGCGGCAGCCCGTTCGACGACGAGAGCGACGACGCGGGCAGCAGCAAGGAGAAGTGACCCGTGGCGTCGGCCGACCGCGCCGCGCGCGAGGCCCGGACCGCGCTCTCGCTCAACCGCGACGCCGCGCGCTCCTACGCGCAGGGCTCGGGCCTCAAGGAGGTGCGCTCGCTGCTCGAGCGCGCGGCGCGCGACCTGGAGCGGCGCATCGACCGCGCCGAGGGGCTGCAGGCGCGAGGCGGGGAGACCTTCTCCGTGGCGCAGATGCGCACGACCCTCGCGCAGGTCCGCCACACGATCGTCGACCTCACCCGGGGCATGAGGGGCGCGCTCGTCGACGCGGGCGGCAAGGCGGCGGAGCGCTCGGCCCAGGACACCGTGCGGTACATGACCGCGGCCGACCGGGCGTTCCGCGGCGCCGGCGTGCAGCCCCTCGCCCTGCGAGAGGCGAGCGTGCTCTCGGCCGCGACCCAGGGCGTGCGCGCGAGCATGCTGCGCCGCCTGGCGTCGAGCGGCACGCCCGCGGCGCGCGCCACGGAGGTCTCGCGCCCGCACCCCGCGAAGCTCGGCGTGCTGCAGCGCTACGGCGTCGAGACCATCCGCCACTTCGAGCGCGAGCTGCAGAAGGGGCTCGTCGCGCGCAAGTCGTGGGCGGAGATGCGCGAGGACATCACCGAGCAGAGCCCCTTCCTGCAGGCCGCCCCGGCGCACTGGGCGACGCGCATCGTGCGCACGGAGGTCATGGGCGCCTACAACCGCGCGGGGTGGGAGACGATGCGCGCGGCGCAGCAGGACCTCGGCGACATGGTGAAGATCCTGTCGGCGACCTTCGACGACCGCACCGGCGCCGACAGCTACGCGGTGCACGGCCAGATCCGCCTCGTCGAGGAGCCCTTCGAGTCCTGGTTCGGCGCGTACATGCACCCGCCCAACCGCCCCAACGACCGCGAGGTCGTCGTGCCCCACCGCGTCGCGTGGCCGATCCCGCCCTACCTCGCGTGGCGCGACGCGGGCGCCATCGCGGCGGCGTGGAGGCGCGAGGGGCGCAAGGGCCGCCCTCCCGAGCGCCCCCTAATGACCACCGTCCCCCTCTCCCGGTTCGGCGGGGGGCAGGGAGCCGGCGACGACGGCGGGAGCGGCGAGTAGCCTCTCGCGCTCCTGCTCCACCTGGAGCTGGCGGCGGAACGCCTCGGTGAGGGAGTGGCCCCCGGTGCGGATGGCGTCGGCGGGGACGCCGAGCATGCGGATCCCCTTCCTGCCGGCGTAGGGGCAGACCATGACGAACACGGGCATCCCGTCGAGCGTGTTCTTGGTGACCTTGTGGGAGCCGAGGCAGATCGGGCACGACGCGACGCCCGCGTAGCCCACGTTCTGCAGGTCGAAGCCCGCGGGCGCGAGCGCCGAGGACGACTCGCCCTCGCCCGGCTCGACCTCCCCGGGACCCCTCTTGACGATCTCTCCGGCCACGGCGCCCTTATGCCTCGCAGGCTGCCACGTTGCGCCCCCCTGCGCCGGCTGATAGTCCTTGGGTGGAGGTCGACGCCGATGCCCAAGCCGTTCCGCATCACGAGCCCCGCGACTCCCGCGACTCCCGCGCCCCGCGCGGAGGAGAGCGCGACTCCGGCACCGGGCAAGGGCATCGTCACCTCGCGCGACACCGGCTCGCCCCTGCCGACGCCGAGCGACCTGCAGTCCCGCTACCACGGGCACTCGACGCCGATCGACTGGCCGCCCGCGGGCGGCCCCGACGACCGCAAGAAGCCGATGAAGCTCGGCAAGTAGCCGAGCGCGAAGGAGTAGAGCCATGGCCCAGACCGGAAAGAGCAGCAGCCCCGCCGCGCCCCCGTTCGCGACCTCGCAGGGCAAGCCCGCGAACCAGGGGAGCGGGGCGACGGGAGCCCACGACTTCCTGGAGGACCCCAAGGGCAGCGGCCCGGCGACGGGAGGCCGCGACTTCACCAAGGAGAGCCGACCGCAGACCGAGGCGAAGCGCGAGGTCGTCCCCAACCAGCAGGAGGTCCCGCGCGGCGGGACGATCCTCAAGGCCGACCCCACGCCCGGAGGCTTCTCGTCGCAGACGGGCGGCGTGCAGGGCGTGAGCAAGAAGCCCTTCAAGGTCTGAGCTCGTGGGCAACCTGCAGGTCACGACGAGCGGGGCGCAGGTCGTCGGCGGCCCCCAGGCGTCGGGGGGCGGGAGCTTCCCGACCGGGGTCAAGACGATCCAGCTCCCCTTCAACCCCGACCCGCTCGGCTACTCGGTCGAGACGGGCGACGTCCTGCAGCTCCAGAGCCCGAGCGCGTTCGTGACCGTCCCCGGCGTCGGCGCCGCGCCGGGGCCCGTGACCCAGGGGCTCGCGCTCCTGCTCTCGGTGAACGTGCCGATCAAGGTGCGCATGACGATGGCGGACCCCGGGGGAGGCTCGGACATCGTCAGCATCGTGCCCCTCAACGGCCCGATGCTCATCCAGTTCCCGCCCAACGGCTACCTGAAGCTCCTCGAGCTGGAGGGCAGCGCGACGGTCGAGTACCACGTGTGGGGAATTCAGTAGCGTGACGCGCGCGACGTGACGGGTGTAGGCTCGGCCTCATCCACGACAGGAGAACCCGACGATGCTCAGCACGACCACGACTCTCGTCATTGCGATGAACGGCGCGCTCCCCGCGCAGCTCGCCGACGCCTTCCGCGCCATCGGGATCGGCAGCGTCGTGCGCGCCCTGCGGACGCAGCTCCGAAACAAGAGCCCGAACGCGGCGCCGGCCAACCCCTACGTGGGCTCGGGGCAGGTGCTCACGCTGCCCGACGACGCGAAGGCGGACACCATCGGCCGCGCGTACGCGCGCGCCGGCACCGGCACCAAGGGCCCGCTCACCATCGTCGCGAGCGACAGCTACGCGGGCGACCCGGGCGCGCACTCGATCGTCATCACGCCGACGGGCGACCTGGAGTTCCACGCGGCCGACGCGTACACGAGCGTCGACGTCGCGTACGAGCCGATGAAGTACGACATCAAGGAGGTGACCATCCCGGTGCTCGCCTCCGGGGTCACCCCGCTGCCCGCGGCGGACGTCGCGAACGGCATCGTCTTCATCGCGGAGTGCGAGGGCAACCCGGGCATCGCGGGCGACGCGAACCTCATCGTCGACCTGCCCGGGACGGCGGCGGCGGGCAGCCACGCCTCGCTCGACCTCGGCAAGGCGAACCTCGTCACGCACGCGGGCGACTTCACGCAGGCGCGCGTGAAGTACGGCGTCGCCAGCAAGATCGACGTCGACGCGCTGCTCGAGGCGCCGAGCACGATCATCTGAGTCAGAGCCTCCCCGCCGAGGGAGGCCGGCGCCCCGCCGCAAGCCGGTTTACGGCGGGCGAGCGGGGCGCAGTCACGTCAGGACCTGAAGGAGGAACATGACCATGGGCGCAGAGGCAGAGGACACGACGACGGCCACCAAGACCGAGGGCGGCGCTGCCGCGGGCGGGACCGCCGCCAAGACGGAGACCAAGACCGAGACGAAGGTCGAGAAGCCCGCGGCGGCCAAGACGGAGACCAAGACCGAGACGGAGGTCGAGGGCTCCGCGGGCGGCGGCGAGAAGCGGGCGACGCTCAAGGACGACGACGACCCGGAGAAGCTCCCCGACGACGTCGCGCTCATCGAGATGACGCCGCGCGCGCTCAAGAGCCGCCTGACGCGCCACTCCAACAAGGTGCTGAAGGACCGCTTCGGCACCGACGACCCCGACGAGATCAAGAAGCAGCTCGACGAGCTCGCGGCCCTCAAGGCGGACAACGAGAAGAAGCGCCAGGAGGGCCTCACCAAGGAGCAGAAGCTCGAGGACGACAACAAGAAGTTGAAGGCCGACCTCGACGCAGCGAACGCGCGCGAGCGAGAGCTGCGCACGAGCCAGGAGGTCGAGAAGGTCGACCGCCAGATCCTCGGCATCGGCGAGAAGTACCTCGACCCCGACTACGTCGAGGACTCGCTCCCCGGCCTCGCGCGCTACCTGAAGAAGAACTTCGACAAGAAGCAGATCGCGAAGGGCCTGGAGAGCAAGGACCTGCGCAAGGGGATCGACGACTACTTCAAGGACCTCGTGAAGCGGAAGCCGAAGCTCGCGAAGGAGACCGCGGAGACCAAGACCGAGACGGTCGAGAGGAAGCCGATCACCAACGGCGCCGACACGAACGGCAAGAAGACGGCCCAGGGCACCGCGGGCGAGAAGACGATGCGCCCCGGCCAGGCGAACAGCATGACGAGCCGCGAGGCGAAGGCGGAGGCGGCGAAGTCGGGCCTGCGCTGGTAGGCTGACTGTCGAGGAGGCGACTCTCCCCTCCTCCGCTTTGGCGCCCCGCGGCCCTCCCCCTCCCGGGAACCGCGGGGCGCGTCTCGTTTGACGGGGCGCGATCTCTCGCGTAGTTCTCAGAGGGCAACGAGCAGCGACCCCGCCACGAGGGTACGCCCATCGGTAATCGGGCGGTCAACAGGGAGAGCGGACTCGGTTTGCGAAGCCAACGTCTTCGTACCGGAGGTTCCCACCCATGACTCTCATCGTCGGCGTCCCGCCGGCCGTCATCGAGCTGAACCAGAAGGGTCTGCTCGAGCGCGCGTTCCACGACGGCCTGTACCCCAACCTGGCGTTCCGCGCGGAGGCCATGCCCGAGGAGTGGCCCGAGAACACGGGCAACGAGATGTTCCAGACCCGGGCGGGTCTGCTCAAGCCGAACGTGAAGCCGATCACGCCCGGCACGGACCCCATCGGTCAGGTCGTCCCCTACGAGCAGTGGGTCGCGACCCTCAACCAGTTCGCCGACTCGATCGACACCCATATGCCGACGAGCGCGACGGCGAACGCGAACCTGCTGCTGCGCAACATCCACCAGCTCGGCCTCCAGGCCGGTCAGTCGGTGAACCGCATCGCGCGCAACTCGCTCTTCCAGGCGTACCTCTCGGGTCAGACCGTCTCGCTCACGACCATCGCGTCGACCGACACGGCCATCCGCGTCGCGGCCCTCAACGGCTTCACCGACGTCGTGATCCCGGGCGGCAACGTCAAGCCCCAGCCGGTCAGCGTGGCCTTCCCGCTGCCCATCACGGTCGGCGCCGGACCCACGGCCTCGGCGAGCGTCGTCGGCTTCATCCCCGACGACCCCACGGACCCCATCGGCCCGGGCACGCTCATCCTGTCGGCCGCCATCGGCACCGCGTTCGCGAGCTCGCGCGTGCCCGTCAAGAGCGCCTTCGCGCCGCGCATCCTGCGCAGCGCGGCCGGCGCGTCGATCGACGCCATCGGCCCGGCGGACACCCTCACGCTCCAGCAGTGCATCAACGCGGTGGCGTTCCTGCGCCGCGCGAACGTGCAGCCGCACGACGACGGCTTCTACCACGCACACATCTCGCCGCTCTCGATGGCGCAGCTCTTCGCGGACCCCGTGTTCCAGCGACTCAACCAGTCGCTGCCCGAGCACGTGATCTACAAGGAGGGCTTCCTCGGCTACATGGCCGGGATCATGTTCTTCATGAACACGGAGTCGCCCGAGAGCTTCAACTCGGGCAACCTCATCGCGACCGCGCAGTCGGGCCTCTTCGCCGACGAGCTCGGGGCGGAGATCGTCAACGGCGGCGGCACGCAGGTCGGCCGCGTGCTCATCACCGGGCGCGGCGTCGTCTACGAGAAGTACCTCGACGAGGGCTCGTACGTGACCGAGGCCGGCACGACGGGCAAGATCGGCGAGTTCGAGGTGGTCAACAACAACATCTCGATCCTCACGGAGCGCATCCGCCTGGTGCTGCGCGCTCCGCTCGACAAGCTGCAGCAGCTCGTCACGGCGACGTGGTCGATCTCGACCTCGTTCCCGATCCCGAGCGACATCACGGCGCCGAGCGGGCCCGAGCGCTTCAAGCGCGCCATCGTGCTCGAGCACGCGCTGTAACCGAGTTCGAGACCCCCGGGGGTCCTCCTCCTTCCACCGGGGGGATCGACACCGAGAGGCGCGGGCGGGCACGGCACCCACTCGCGCCTCTCTCCTTTTCTGCGCTAGGCTCGTGGGCAAGGAGGACACGAGACACCATGGCCCGTCACACCCTCAGCAAGCAGGCGCAGGACGCCAAGAACGACGTCGGCGCGGGCGACCAGGCCCCCATCCAGGGGGGCGCCCTGGGCGTCCCCGAGGCGAAGGCGCCGACCCTGCCCATCGGCCCGTCCCTCGCGGGCAGCGCGCGCAGCGACCCCCTCGACCACGCCCCGGGCGTCCCGCCGACGCGCTTCCGGGTCGTCGGCGGCCCGCAGCGCCAGCCCGGGCGCGTCAGCGTCATGTACGAGGGCGCGCGCAGCGAGTGGCCCCTCGGCAAGGAGGTCACCGCCCTCACCCACGACCTCGCCCTCCTGCGCCGCCAGGGCATCCGGCTCGAGGAGGTGAAGGACGACGAGGCTCCCGCCGACGACATGAGCGGCGTCCCGCCCATCCCCGCGCCGCAGATCGACGAGACCGCGTAACGGAGGCCCACCGTGCTCACCGAGGGAGAGAAGGTCCGCGCCCGGCACCACATGGGGTACGGGGGAGTCCAGCAGGCGCAGACCTTCGTCCTCGGCGTGCCCGCGGGCGTGCAGACCGCGTTCATGATCGAGGGCGCGCTCAACCGCCTCATGCCCCAGAGCGAGGGCTTCTTCCGCGACCTGCTCGCGCGCCTCGACGGCATCGAGGCGCAGATCCTCGGCGACCAGGAGAACCTCGCCGCTAAGAAGGTCGGCACCATCGAGATCAACACCGACGAGTTCAAGCAGCTCATGAGCCAGTACATCCACTGGCAGGGCGCGCTCGCGAACATGCTCCAGGTCCCCCCCAACCCGTTCGACCAGCGGCCCTACTGCGGGGCGGGCTACGGCAGCAGCGGCGGGGGGATGAACGTCCCGGTCCAGCACTGAAGGAGGAACAGCACCATGACCAAGAACATCCGTCGTCTCGTCTGCGCCAGTGGCCTCGCGGGAGTCATCTACGCGAGCACCGGTTGCGCGCAGCCCGTCACCCCCACCCAGGTCGTCAAGACCGTGCTCGACGTCGCGCAGTATGCCTGCATCATCGCGAACGCCGACCTGCCGAGCAGCAGCGCGGTCATCGCGACGTGCAACGTCGACCAGACGCTCACGCCCGTCGTCGAGGCCATCCTCTCCAACTTCGGCAAGGCGAAGCGCGAGGCCCTCGCGAAGGCGATGGCGGCCGGTCACTGCTCGCAGTGAGGCCGCCGTGCCGACGCCGAAGCCGCTGACCCCGCAGCAGGCGCGCCGGACGCTCGCGCACCGCTTCACGCGCGTCGCGGACCGCCTGCGGCAGCTCGGCACCAAGTTCGGCATCCGCCCCTACCGCGTCTTCCTCGTGTGGACGCGGTGGGACGGCGGCGAGCGCGGCCAGGGCCGCGAGCAGGTCGTGCAGGAGCTCGAGATCCTCCCCACGCCCAACGTCCGCTCGCTCGACAGCCTGGCGCTGTCGCCGATCTCGACGGGCGTGCTCCCCGTGGGCAGCGTGAGGCTGACGGAGGTCTCGACCTCGCTCACCTACGACCAGCTCACCGGGCGCATGTACCCCCAGCCGCACGTCGACCACGTGCCCGAGCCCTGGGAGTTCTTCTACGAGGTCCGCGAGGACGGGCGCGGCGACGACCCTCCCCGGCGCATGAAGTTCTCGCTCTTCAGCGAGCCGCACCGCAACGCGGAGAACGTCGAGTGGGTGGTCGTCCTCAGCCGCGTCAGCGAGGACCGCAACCGCGACGGCTCGAGCGCGTACACGACGGGGGACCAGTAGGGTGCCCTCGTTCGACATCAGCGAGGGCGACAAGCTGGAGAAGTGGCTCACCGAGGCGGCGCGCAAGTCGGCGATGGCCGGCGCGCTCTCGGCCGCGCTGCAGCTCGTGGGAGTCATCCAGAACGACCTCATCCCCGGCGAGCGCTTCCCGCCCGTTTTCGACAGCGCGTACCGCAACTCGTGGCAGCCGCGCGCGACCCAGAGCGGCGCCGAGGTCACGAACACCGCGCCCCACGCTCCCGTCATCGAGTGGGGCGCTCGGCAGGAGAACATCAAGATCGGCCGCGCGATGATCGACGCGCTCGCGGACTGGGCGAGGCGCAAGGGGATCGCCGGCGCCTCGCTCGGCAAGACGGGCAAGGCGGCGCGCGCGAACACGCCCGACGTCGTCGTCGCCTCCCGCCAGATGGCGTGGGCCATCGCGCGGGCGATGCAGGGCTACGGCGCGCGGCAGTCGGGCTTCGACCGCGGCATCTTCAACCGCGACGGCAAGAAGGGCCTGCGCATCGCCGAGCGCGCGTCCAAGCGGGCCCCGGCTATCCTGGTGAAGGAGATCCTCGCGGAGCTCAAGAAGGCGATGAGGTGACGACCGTGGCGGACCTCCCGCAGAACCTGGCCAGCATCCTGTTCGGCACACCCTTCGGGCGCCTCTACCCGCCGCGCCCGGCGCCCCCGCCGCTCGCGGTCGACGGGCGCACCGTCGCCCTGCGCATCCTGCAGCAGTACGTGTGCGCGCTCGTCTTCTTCCTGCCCATGGGCGAGGGCCGGCCGCCGCGACCCTTCCGCATCACGCCCGACCGCTTCTTCATCGAGTGGCCCGACTACGAGCAGGACCAGCTCTTCCCGAGCATCACGGTGCTGTCGAACACCGCGAGCTACGACGTCATCGGCCTGACCGCGTACGTCGAGGAGTCGACGCGCGACAAGTACGGCCAGGGCACGGTGCTGCAGTGGCAGGCCGAGTACAACGAGCACATCAAGCTCGAGGTGCGCGCGAGCAAGCGCGCCGAGCGCCGGTCGATCGTCGCGGCGCTGGAGACCGCCTTCTCGCCGACCGAGCAGATGAGCGGCGTGCGCTTCAAGATGCCCGACTACTTCAACGAGCTGGTGTGCTTCACGCTCTGGAACCGCGCCCTCTTCGACGAGCCGGACGCCGCGCGTAACCGGCGCCGCGCGCAGATCGAGCTCGAGATGCGCTTCAACATCGTCGCGCTCGTGCGCTACGCGCCGTTCTCCCCGCTCGTGCGCAGTAACGTCGACGTCGACGAGGACACGGGCGTGGCCGTCGACCTGACGAACGACCCCACCGCGCAGAGCGGGCCGGGGAGCACCCAGGGCTTCGGCGGACCGTAAACCGGTCTGCGGCGTCCTAGCGATCCGCGCGCGCCTCGCGTAGTCTCCGACCCAAGGACCCCCGCACCCACCGAGGAGCGCTGCCCATGTCGGTCTTCATCCGCCGCTTCACGTTCGACCCTGGCACGGACGTGCTGCTCAACATCGAGAGCGTCAACATCCTCGACCTGGAGCCGCCGTCGCCGATCAAGGGCATCGGCACGGGGGCGACGTTGATCGTCGGCGAGTTCGAGAACGGGCCGTTCTCCACCCAGTCGGGCGGCGTCTTCGAGGTCACGAGCGCGACCGACCTCGCGACGACCTTCGGGACGCTCGGTTTCCAGTATGGGTCGGTCCCCGCGAACAACCCGTGCGCGCGCCAGCGCAGCGCCGACGGGGCGCTCTTCCCCGAGTTCTGGAACGGCAACGGCTTCGTCCAGCTCCAGGGCAAGCAGTACGCGCGCCTCTTCATCTGCCGCGTCGACACGAGCGTCGGGGCCGTGCAGTTCACGCGCCTCGCCTTTCTCACCGGGCTCGCGAGCTTCCGCTACGCGCTCGCGAGCGGGCAGGTGCTGCAGGTCGACTCGGGCAGCGGGCCGCAGAGCGCGACCTTCACCGGCACCGCGGCGAGCGTCAACTCGGGCGCGGGCACCTACCCCACGACCTTCACGGGCGGCCAGACGCTCGTCCTCGGCGTCGACGGCCAGCCCAACTTCACGGTGACCTTCCTCGCCGCCGACCAGAGCCAGGCGCAGGTCATCGCACGGATCAACCAGTACGCCGGCTTCCCGATGGCGGCCTCGGTGTCGGGCACCGTCATCAGCCTCACGGGCCTGGTGGCGGGCCTCGCGGGGCAGGTGCGCGTGGTCAGCGGGAGCGCGGGCGTGCTCACGACCCTCGGCCTGACGGCGGCGACGACCCTGGGCGGCGGCAACGTGCAGAACATCGCGGCCGTGGCGCCCACCGAGGTCGCGACGATCGTCCAGGCGGCCGTCAGCAACAGCAAGGTGGAGGTCGACTCCGCGGGCCGCCTGCGCCTCTCGAACACGGGCGCGAGCGGGTTCCTCGCGGTCGGCAGCGGCACGACGGCGGCGAACCTCGGGTTCGCGCCGGGCGCGCTCGCCACGAGCAACGGCCAAGCGATCCTCATCTCGGGCCCGGGCACCTACCCCTGGGCACCGTCGGGCGGCGAGACGCTTGTCCTGCAGATCGGCAGCAAGCCGCAGGTCACGACGACGTTCGCGAACACCGACACGACGCTCGCGAACGTCCTCACGAAGATCAACGCCGCGTTCACCGCCGCGGGTCAGGGCGCCCCGGCCGTCGCGGACGGCGCGACGCGCTTCTACATCCAGGGCCTCGGCACCGGGCCGACCGACTCGGTCTCGGTCGTCTCTGCCTCGGGCGGCATCGGCGGCCCCGCCATCCTCACGGCCCTCGGCCTCACCGTCGGCACGGTGTTCGGCACTGCGACCGCCCGGGGCAGCATCCCCGCGGGCACGGTCGTCCAGGTGCCCAACGGGCAGGCCTACGTGACGATGCAGGACATCGACTTCGTCGGCCCGGCCGTCTTCACGGGCGCGCCCAGCATCGCGCAGGGCGGCGTCCTGCAGCCGCTCGCGGGCCCCTACAGCGTGAAGGTCCGCCCCGCGCTCGACGACGGCACGGGCGTCAGCGCGATCGCGGGCGCGGTCACGCAGGTGACCAACCCGCCCGACCTCGGCGCGTTCTCGGTCGTCAACCTGACGCCCATCTCCGCGGCGCTCACCGAGACGCAGCTCGACGTCGCCTACCAGAGCGCGATGACCGCGACGCTCAACCCGAGCACGGTCGCGAAGCAGACCAACATCATGTTCTCCGCGCGCCAGAGCAACTCGGTGCGCAAGAACCTCCGCGCGACGGCCCTCTCCGCGTCGAGCAACGGCCTGTTCGGTCGCGTCGCGTGCATCCGCCCGCCGCTCAACACCCCCGAGAGCGTCGCCCTCTCGACGACCGCCGAGCCGGGCGTGGGCGCGTACCGCAGCGACCGGGTCATCTACTGCTACATCGGCAGCAACGTCACGGTGCCCATCATCGCGAGCGTGGGCAGCGCGGGCGGCGCCGGCTTCACTCCCGACGGCGCGGTCGACGTGGGGAGCGACTCTCTCCTGGCGAGCTTCATGAGCCAGCTCCCGCCCGAGGAGAACCCGGGCCAGGAGACCCCGTTCGCGGGCGCGATCAACGGGCTGGAGTCGGGCGCGAACGTCCAGAACTTCACGATCGCCGACTACGAGCTGTTCAAGGCCGCGGGCATCGCGGCGCTGCGAATGGACGACGGGACGGCCATCTTCCAGTCGGGCGTCACGAGCGTCGACCCGAACGTGAACCCCGGCCTGGTCACCATCGCGCGCCGGCGCATGGCCGACTACATCCAGGACTCGCTCGCGCTGCGCGCGAAGACCTTCGGCAAGAAGCTCGCGACCGTCGCGCGGCGCAAGGCCCTGGTCTCGGAGATCCGGCAGTTCCTCGACGGCCTGCTCGGCAAGGACAACCCGAACAACCAGCGCATCGACTCCTACGCGCTCAGCGACAAGCAGAACAGCGCGACCACGCTGGGCCAGGGCCTCTACCGCGTCGTCATCGCGGTGAGGACGCTCTCGTCGCTCGACAGCATCGTGCTCGCGACGACCATCGGTCCCACCGTCACCAACGTCGTCGAGCTCGCGAACGCCGCGTAAGACGCCCCCACCGGAGCCTGAGGAGAAGACGCAATGCCCGCTCAGAGGATCAAGGGCCAGGAGGTCCAGATCGTCATCGTGCGCGACGGGTCGCTCGAGGACACGCTCACCGACATCCAGAACTTCAACATGGAGGACGACATCGAGCTGATCCAGAAGGGCTACCTCGGCGAGCCCTCGGACCGCTACGACGAGGTCTTCAAGGGGACGAAGTTCGACTTCGAGATTCACACCCACTCGCAGGACTACCTCGCCTTCACGCAGGCCATCCGCGACCGCGCACAGCGCAAGACCCCCGACACGATCTTCAACATCACCGCCGTGTTCTCGTACCCCAACGGGGACACGCCGACGCGCCTGCTGCCCGACTGCCACTTCGGGCCCATCGGCGACAAGGTCGGGTCGCGCGGCGACTACAAGACCAACAAGTTCACCGGGGCCGTCGGGGAGCCCGTCGACACGCTGAGCTGAAGCCGCGAGCGCGGGGAGCCGACCCCGCGCGAGCTTGAAGGAGGAGACCCATGACGCAGCAGGCGCCCGGCCCCAAGCCGAAGGCGAAGACGTTCGACGACGCGTTCGAGGAGGTGAGCGCGAGCGAGGCCGAGAGGCGCATGCTCGGCGGCGAGCCCGGGGAGGAGGAGCGCAAGCCGCACCCCCTGGAGGAGGCGGCGGAGAACCCGCAGGCGGCCCTCACCGAGGTCCAGGTTCCCGACTGGTTCGTGGCGCCCTCGGGCCTGCACCTGCCCAACAAGGAGCTCTGCTTCATGCGCTTCCGGGCCGAGTGGACCGACCGCCCGGAGAAGGGCGACCGCCACTGCCTGCTATGGCCCCTCAACGTCGGCGACGAGAAGCTCGCGCTCGACCGCACGATGGGCAAGGCGACGCGCACGCTCGCGGAGCTGGCGATGCAGAGCATCCGCGCCGCGGACGGCAAGCGCGCCGACTGGACGATGACCCTCTTCCGCAAGGAGCCGGGGAACTACTTCTACGTCCCGCACTTCTGGGACGAGATCGGCGCGAAGTGCCGGCAGATGATCATCAACTGGTACAGCAAGAGCCACGCGCTCAACGCCGAGCAGCTCGCCGAGTTTTTTCTGAAGTGCTTCGTCGTCGCTCGAGTGGTGAGCGGCTGAGGCTCCTCTGGGAGACCCCCGACCCAGACGTCGAAGCACTGGGACTCTCGAAACTGGTCGTCTCGCACACCGACAGCGTGGTCGACGCCCTCTGGCAGCACCTGTTCGACCTCGACCCGCGCGACGTCCGCTACAACCGCGACCGCCAGATCGTGTCGGTCGCCCGCCACGCGCGCGTCGGCAGCCCGGGCGACCTGCTCGGGTGGGACGAGGTCGACGTGCACCGCCTGCGCGAGCTCACCGAGGCGGTCCAGGGCGTGCTCGACGACGAGAGCGCGACGACCTCCGCGGTCGACCGCTGAGACGCGCTAGGATGTGAGCCATGCCCGAGGAAGGGACCGCCGGAAACGCCGACGTCAAGATCCGCCTGGTCATCGACGACAGTGCGGCGAGCACCGTCACCCAGATGAAGGAGGCGATGCACGGGACGCACGGCGCGACCGAGAAGGCGAAGGACAGCGCCGAGGGGCTGGCAGGCGCCGTCGCCAAGGGCAACATCCACGCGCACCTCGTCGAGAAGGGCGCGCACCTCATCGCCGAGGGCTTCGAGCAGGCGTTCGAGATGGCGGTGAAGTTCGGCGAGGCGGCCATGGAGGCGGCCGACGAGATGAACCTGCAGGTCCGCGCGATGAGCGGCCTGCTGACCTTCATGGATCGGGGGCAGCACGGGTCGGCCGAGATCGGCGCGTTTGCGATGAACACGCGCGAGGAGCTGGAGAAGACGGCCATCCAGGCGGGCCTCACGATGAAGGAGGTGACCGACATGTACGAGTCGATCATCGAGCGCGGAGGGGTCTCGGCGAACAAGGCGCGCGAGCTCACCGAGCAGATGGCGACCGTCGGCAAGATCGTGCCCGCGGGCACGCGCGGCATCGCCGAGGGCTTCTCGATGATCGAGCTGGGCGTCATCCGCGCCCGCAACCCCATCGTGCAGCTCATCGCGGCGACGGGGACCCTGCACGGCAACGCGCACGCGGTCGCCGCGCAGCTCCAGAAGATGACGCCCGAGAAGCAGATGGAGGCCGCGCGCGCGGCCATCGAGCGGCAGTACCAGATCATGCAGAAGGGCGGGGCCGCCGCGATGACCCCGAGCCTCGGCGAGATCAACAAGAGCCTCGGCACCATCCGCGAGTCGTTCCTCGAGTCGGTCGGCACGCCGATGCTCGCGCACCTGATGCCCCCGCTCATCAAGGTGCGCGACTTCCTCGCGTCGCACTCGGAGGACATCAAGCGCATCGGCGAGCAGATCGGCACCGGCTTCGGCGAGGCCATCGACGTCGTGTCCTCGGTCGCGTCGAACGTCTACGACGCGTTCCACGAGAACTGGGACACGGTGAAGGAGGTGGCCGAGGCGGCGAGCCGGCCCCTGCACGAGGCGTGGGAGTTCATCCTCAGCCACAAGGACGTCATCGCGCACACCTTCAAGGAGGTCGCGTCCGACATCATCGGTGCGGCGAAGTGGCTCGTGCAGGCGACCGAGACGGTCGCCAAGACGATGCGCTCGGTCTACGAGTTCCTGACGCCCATCCTCGATACTTCGCGCCAGCGCGCCGGGGTGAGCGCGGCGGAGGAGCAGGCGCGCACCGCGGCGCGCGGCGTGACGGGCGAGGGCGAGGAGGCGTTCTCGCAGGCCGTCGAGAAGTTCCGCAAGCTGGCGACCGAGGCGGAGGCGACCCCCGAGTCGATCGAGCGGACGATCAAGTCGATGCAGGAGTGGCACGCGGAGTTCGAGCGCCAGGCGGCCGAGGCGAAGGCGGCCGCCGACCAGGGCGACACGTCCAACTTCACCGGCTACCTGAACCGCGCGATCCAGAGCCACAACGAGGGCTCGCTCATGTACGCGATCTCGCTGTTGCAGGGCTCGAGCGCGATGCAGCAGGCCCTCGTCGAGGGGTCGATCAAGGTCGAGGGCGGCTTCGGCGAGTTCCTCAAGATGCTCGACGAGAAGTCGCCCGAGCTCGCGGAGAAGCTCAAGACGATGGCGAAGGGCCTGACCCCCAGCGACATCAAGGGCCAGGGCCCGAGCGTCAACATGTTCGGGGGGCAGACCTTCAACATCAAGCAGGACTTCCGCGAGGCCGACCCCGACCGCGTGATGGTCGTCTTCCGCAAGGACCTCGTGAACCAGGCGATGAACCGGCGGCAGGCGCGCAACTCGACTCCCTTCGGCCTGTAGCCCCACTTGGACCGCCCGCGCGAGTCTGTTAGACACGTGGAGAGGAGATCGAAAGCCATGGCCACGAAGAAGCCCGTCGACGACAGCGCCACCTCGACCCCGGAGAGCGCGGACCGCGGAGAGACCGGCGAGAGCGAAGGCGCGTCGTCGGAGATGGCGTCCTCGGGCGCCAGCGGCGGCAGCAGCGGCGGCAGCTCGGCCGCGTCCGGGCTGCAGGCCTGGATGAAGAAGCGGGGGGCCTAGCGCGCCGCGGGCGCTCGCCCGCCGTAAACCGGTGTGCGGCGCCCCGCCGCCTTGGAGGAGGCCTAGCGCATGCCGTCCGCGTTCTCGTCCCTGACCCCGACCCCCGCGACGGCGTCGGGGTCCTACTCCAGCACCCTCACCATCGAGGAGCTGGACGCGGCGAGCGGCTCGGTCGCGCGGTCCCTGCTGCTGCAGGGCGGCGGGCTGCCCCTGCAGGGCGCGAACTGGGGCGTGGAGAACGCGCTCGACACGACCTGGTACCCCGGCAACGGCGACGAGGGCACCCAGCAGATCCTCGTCCCCAAGGAGCTCCCCTCCTCGTGGACCGGCGAGTGGCGCCGCCCCATGCTCGGGCGCACCCCGGCCACGTTCACCGACGAGACGGGGACGCCCTCCACCATCGTCGACCCCTACCAGCTCTGGCTCGCGTTCGAGTCGATCGTGCGCGGAGGCCAGCGCCTGCGCGTCACCTGGGCGGTCGACGGCTCCTCGAGCGACAAGCGCGGCAAGGTCGTGCGCGAGGGCCGGGCGAAGAAGCTCAACGTCAAGGTCACGCGCCTGCAGGACATCGAGTGGGAGGTCGAGTGGCACTGGGTCGGGCGCGGCGCGCGCACCCAGAAGGCGGCGGCCGTGCGCGACGACAGCCTGGTCGCGGCGGCCGCCGCGCTCAACGTCGCCGTCACCAACCTCGTCTCCCTGGCGAACAGCCCGAGCTTCCTCAGCTCGAACACGCTCGCGCGCCTCTCCGCCTCGGCGCTCACCCTCGGGCAACTGGAGGCGCTCGCGAACGCGCCGTTCGTCGCGTTCAAGTCGCTCACCCGCTCGCTGCAGCGCATCGCCACGAGCGTGCAGCGCGTCGCCGACATCGCCACGGGCGTCGTCACCGAGCCCGAGGCCATCGCGGCGAACGCCGTCGACTTCGCGCGCAACGCCGTCGGCCTGGTCAACACGTACGTCGACCAGCTCTCGCGCACGCCCCCCGAGACCCTCGCGCTCAAGGCGAGCGTGACCGACATGCTGCGAGCGGCGAACTACTTCGGGCGCACGGCGGAGAGCGCGCAGCAGATCGCGGCCAACGCGCAGGCCATCGACGCGGCCCTGCGCAAGAAGCTCTTCCCGCCCGGCCTCTCCGGGCAGACCAGCCCGCAGTCGACGAGCAACGCCACGGTCAACGACGTCGTCGCCATGTACGTCACCAAGGACGGCGACACCCCGCAGCGCATCTCGCAGCGCTTCTACCGGACGCCCGACCACGGCGTCGACATCCTCAAGGCCAACAGGCTGCCGTGGTACCAGGCGACCTTCCCGCGCGGGCAGGTGCTCGTCATCCCGGCGCTCGGGGGAGCGACGAGGTCCGCGTGAGTGCGCCCGTCTTCCAGGACTACTTCCCCTCGTGGAAGGTCCGGCTCTCGATCCGGTTCGAGGAGTACGGGCAGGTCACCAAGCTCACCGCGCGCGTCCCGCAGAAGACGACGAAGAACCTGGACGGCGTGAAGGTCGACCGCGGCGCGCTCGTCGTGAAGGACGACCCGAGCTCGCCGCCGGGCGTGCACCGGTTCCTCCTCACCGCGAGCGACTCGGGCGCCGTCGGCCCCGCCCAGCAGCAGACCTCGAGCCCCGACGGCCTCACGCAGCAGGTCGGCGGCGTCATCCCGCGCGAGTTCTCCTGGAGCCAGAACGGCCTCCGCACCGCCGACACGCTCACCTGCCGCATCAAGTACATCGACTGCCCGGTCGACCCGCGCGTCATCCGCTCGTGCGCCATCGAGTTCTACCTCGGCACGGTCACGGCGAAGGAGTACGCCTCCGGCATCGCGGGGCAGACGCGCGGGGACCTCTTCGGCAGCGGCACGCCCAACGCGTTCGAGCCGCTCAACCTCGTCGCCGACACCTACCTCGACGACAGCGGCAAGCAGAGGACCAACCTGCGGTTCCAGGGGTGGGTCGACAAGTGGCGCATCGAGTGGGACGACGAGAACGAGCCCTACATCGAGCTCGACTGCGTCGACAACACGCGGCTGCTCATCGACCAGGAGGCGCCGCCGCGCCTGGTCATCGGCATGAAGGACCCGATCGACCGCGCGGTCGCGGTCTACCTCTCGCACTTCCCGCAGTTCGACGGCCTCACCGTGGAGTACCGCCCGGCCGGCGCGACGCCCCCGACCCTCAGCGGCGTGCTCTCGCACTCCGCGTTCCGCCCACACCTCGGTCCGCAGCCCAAGGGCGGCGGCGCCCCCAACGGGTCGAAGCTCTCGGTGTGGGACTACCTCACCGACGTGTGCGGGAGCCTCGGGCACGCGATCTTCCTCGACGGCTCGACGGTCGTCATCCAGCTCCCGCGCACGCTCACGAGCAGCAACGTGCAGTCGCGCACCGACGACCCCTTCCAGTCGCGCACGGTCGACGGGCAGACCTTCTCGGTCCGCCGGTTCATCTACGGGCGCAACCTGAAGAAGATGAGCGTCGAGCGCAACTTCACGCGCAAGCAGCCGACCAACGTGGAGGTGCGCAGCTACGACCCGGCGCGCAAGGAGATCCTGGTCGAGCGCTTCCCGCTCAAGGCCGACCGCCTGGCGTACGCGATCCCCGGCGGCGCGACGCCCGACCAGAAGTGGACGGTCATCCGCGTGCCCGGCGTCACCGACCGCGCGACGCTGCGCCGCGTGGCCCAGACCTACTACGAGGTCGTCGGCCGCAACGAGCTGGGGGTGGAGCTGGAGACCAAGAACCTCGCGAGCTTCGGCGCCGGCAACGCCGACCCCGACATCCTCGACATGAAGTTCGGGGACTCCTTCGACCTGCTCGTGAACCGCAGCGACGACCCGGCCGACCCGACGACCCTCACGCGCATGGAGAAGAACCTCAGCGCGTTCCAGCAGAACGTCGAGTTCATGCAGGCGCTCGGCTTCTCCCCTGACTTCGCGGCCACCTACGCGCGCGTCTACACGGCGAGCGCGTTCCAGACGACCTTCCGCACGCGGGCGATCAAGATCGAGGGCAACGTCGAGGACGGCGTCAGCCTCAAGGTCGAGGGCGTGAACTACATCGAGGTCCGCGCCGACCAGGCCCTCGCCCCGGGGGAGGAGCCGAAGTGAGGCGGATGCACGGGGGCACGGTCGACTGGGCGAGCGTCGCCCAGGGCTTCACCGACGACCGCCTCTGGGTCGCGACGGGCCTGGTGGAGCCCGACACGGGCGACGGCCAGCGCTCGGTGCTCTTCACCGACGACGAGACGGGCGCCGCGCTGCCCTTCCCGACCGTGATGGTGAAGCTCGTCTCCAGCGGCGTCGTGCTCCCCTGCCGCGTCGCGAGCGCGGTCGCGGGCGAGGGCGAGGGCGAGTGGTACCCCTTCGTCCCCGGCGACGAGGTCCTCGTGGCCCTGCCCGACGGCGACGAGCGAGGGGGAGCCGTCATCATCGGGCGCCTCAACCAGGGCCTCGACACGTTCCCCACGAGCGTCGCGGGCAACGACCCGACGACGAACACCTTCGGCTTCCGGCGCATGCGCGCGCCCTACGTCCTGGAGACCGCGTCGAGCTACACGGTGCGCAGCGCGCTCACCGGGGCGTTCTTCGCCATCGACAAGACGGGGGCGATCTCGCTCACGACGGGCGACGGCCACTACCTCGCGCTCGGCCCGGACCTGCTCGGCCTGCAGACCGCGGACACGAGCTGCAGCGTGCAGGTCAACCCGTCGACCTCGCAGACGAGCCTCCAGGCCAAGTCGACCTCCCTCGTGCTCGACGACTCCTCGAGCGCCTTCATGACCTCGGGCACCCTCTCGGTCGTGGCGAACGGCGGGGGCTACGCGCCCGGCCACGCGGTCACGGTCGAGGAGGTCGTCGGCCTCGTCTACCAGGTGCTCGTCGCGCTCGCGCCGGCCATCAGCGCGGTGACCAGCTCGCCCGGCGTCCCCCTCACCCCGCTGCTCGTGCAGGCCGCCGTCATCGCGGCGCTGCCCGCGGCGGCGACGGGGAGCATCGCGGCCTTCACCGACGCGCTCACCGCGGCGCTCAAGCTGCAGGAGCCCGACCCGACCGGGCTCGCCCCGGGTCTCGCCAGGCTGGGGGTCCTGCTCTGATGGGCTTCCCCCCGCCCCCCGCCGGCCCCGACCCGAGCCTGCCGGTTCCCGCGGCGCCGCCCGGCTTCGGCCCGAGCGTCGGCGCCGGCGTGACCACCCCGCCGACCGCGGCGCAGCTCTGCGGCTTCAAGTTCCCGCCGACCGTCTTCTTCAAGTTCGGCTTCGTCCTGCCGCCGCTGCCCTTCCAGTTCCCGCCGCCGCTGCCGAAGGTGCACGTGGGCCTCGCGCTCAACTGCGACCTCTCCAACCCGCTCTCGGTCTCCGCCGGTGTATCGTTCGGGGGCGGGCGCGCGAGCAACGCGCCGGCCGACCCCGACCTCGACGACTCCACCTAGAGGGACCCCCATGAACGCGCGCGTGCTGCTGCTCTTCCAGGCCCTACTCGTCGCCGTCGACCTGAGCGTCCAGTCGTGCGGGCCCTCGGCGTCGCCGTCGCCCGCGCCCCGGACCTTCGGCCTCGCGCCCATCGCGGCGCACCTGCAGTTCTCGCAGGTCGGCAACACCCCCGCGACGGGGCAATCGGGCGCCGCGTACGTGGCGATCCAGCCGACCGGCCCGAGCGCGACCCCCGCCAACATCGTCGCCGGCAACGGCACGAACACGGGCGTCGCGCGCTGGACCTACTACCTGCTCGACGTCCCCGTGGGCTCGGCGCTCACCTCGAGCTCGCTGGTCCCCGCGCAGGACGGGTCCCTCTCCACCTTCACGATCCCCGAGACGCCCGTCATCGAGGGCACCTACCGCGTCGGCCTCACCGTCTTCGACAACCGGGGCAACCAGGCGAGCGACGTGCGCGACGTCGTCGTGCCGACCTACGCGAAGGGGCTGCTCATCCCGAGCTACCTCTCGGACAACGGCACGCACAACTACCCCATCCCCGCGGTGGGGGGTCAGCCCCAGACGCGCGGCTGGATGCCCGACCTGCAGAAGTGGGCGCTCGCGATCGACACGCTCTCGGCGGGCCTGCAGGGCAACACGAGCAACCCGACGGGCCTGCCCCTCTTCTCGCCGGTGAGCACCACGGAGCTCATCAACGCGAACGGGGACAACCTCAACGGCGGCGGCCACTACTTCGGCTGCAACCGGGGAGGGACCCACTGCGAGAACACGCACGGCGTCGGCTTCTGGGTGACGGACGTCGGGCACCTCTGCACGGGCGTGCGCTTCTGGTGGCAGGGCGACCCGGTGTGGGAGCCCCACACGACGGTGCGCTGCCGCCTCTGGGACTTCCGCAGCCCGGGGACCTCGGTCGCCACGGGCACCCTCGCGGTCGACGCGGCCCACGAGTACGCGTGCACGTTCGGGACGCCCTACACGCTCGTCGCCGGGCGGCCCTATGCGGTCAGCATCGTCGACATCGGGCCGTGCACGGGCGGCAGCGGCGGCGGGATGGGGCTCTGCGTCCTCGGCGCCACGCAGTTCAACAGCACGGGCGTCGACCAGTCGTGCGGCAACATGTACGCGAACAACGCGCCGGTCTGGGGCTCGCCCTGGCTCGAGTTCGCGGACGTCGCGACGGGCGTGACGGGCGAGCACTACTTCTGGGCGGGGCTGGAGAGCAGCGGGGTCGGCGACTTCTTCCCCCAGGGAACCGACCAGGCCTGCTCGCCGCAGGAGCCGATCGTCCAGTGAGCCTCGTCGCCCTCATCCAGTTCTCGCAGGTCGGCAACACGCCGGCCGTCGGGCAGATCGGCGCGGCGTACGTCGCCAAGCAGCCGACGGGCCCGAGCGACACGCCCTCGCGCATCGTCGTCGCGAACGGGAACAACACGAACGTCGTCCGCTGGACCTACTACCTGCTCGACGTCCCAGTCGGCAGCGCGCTCGCATCGAGCTCGGTCACGCCGGCGCAGGACGGCTCGACGCCGACCTTCACCATCGGCGAGACCCCCGTCGTCCAGGGCACCTACCGCGTCGGCCTCACGGTGCACGACGCGCTCGGCGACACGGTCAGCGACGTGCGCGACGTCACGGTGCCCACGTACAACAAGGGCCTGCTCATCCCGAGCTACCTCTCGGACAACGCGGGCCACAACTACCCCATCCCCGCCGTCGCCGGCACCCCGCAGCCGCGCGGGTGGATGCCCGACCTCGTCGCGTGGGCGATCGCGCTCGACACGGCGAGCGGGGGCAGCACCCCGGGAGCGGTGACCCGCATCCGCTTCGCCGTCGGCGTCGGCGCCTCGCAGAGCAGCGTCACGAGCATCCCCGCGGGTGCGGTCGTGAGCCGCGTCGTGCTCGACGTGACGACCCCCTACTCGGGCGGCGCGACCATCTCGGTCGGGCAAACCGGCTCGGCCGCGCTGCTCATGGCGACGGGCGACAACACGCCCCAGACGGGCGCGCTCTACGAGGCGGAGCAGGACACCCCGTGGGGCGGGAGCGCGCTCCCCGTCCTGGTCACGGTGGGCGGCGCGCCGGGCGCGGGCGCGGGCACCGTCACCGTCGACTACTGCACCCCCAACCCCTGAGGGACACGTGAGCCTCTACTCCCGCATCGCTGGCATCGTCGGCACCTTCCTCCAGATCGGGGGGCCGGCGGGGCCCGGCCTCAACGCGAACGCGGGCGCCCTGGAGACGCGCAACGCGGCCAACAGCGCGTTCGCGGTGCACCGGGGCGCGACGCCCGTGGGCGCGAACGACCTCGCGACGAAGGCGTACGTCGACGCGGGGGACACCGGGGGCGGGGTCACCGTCAACGACACGAACGGGCTGCGCCTCACGCTCACGAGCGGCGTGGGGGTCACGACGGCCGACGTCACGGGCGCGGGGACGATCTACTGGACCCCCTTCAAGAGCAACCAGGTCTCGCTCTTCATCAGCAGCGCGTGGACCCTGAAGAGCACGAGCGAGATCGCGTTTCCGCTCACGGTCACGAGCGGGACGGTCTACGACCTCTTCGCGTTCTGGAACGGCAGCGTGGTCGCGGTCGAGCAGCTCGCGTGGTCGACGACGACGACGCGCGCGGTGGCGCTCGGGCAGCAGGACGGCGTGTGGGTCAAGAGCACCGACCCGACGCGCCGCTACATCGGGACCTTCTACGCCAACGCGACCAACCAGACCGAGGACTCGCTCGCGAACCGGCTGCTCTACAACTTCTACCACCAGCAGCCGCGCAAGCTGGCGGTGCAGGACAGCACCTCGTCGTGGAGCTACACGACGGCCGCGTGGCGCCAGGCGCAGGGCACGGCGCCCAACCACCAGTTCACGTGCGTGCTGGGTATGCCGTGGGAGCGCGTGGAGGCGCGGGTCTCGGCGATGGAGTCGGCGAGCAGCGCGGCGACCAACATGAGCGTCGCCGTCGGCGTCGACAGCACGACGTCGCCCTCGGCCGACTGCACGATCTACGGCAGCGGCGCCCAGAACTCGGCGGGCCTGCCGACCACCGCGAACTACGACGGCGTCCCGGGCATCGGCTTCCACACGGTCGTGTGGCTGGAGTGGGGCGCGGGCGGCGGCCAGTTCTACGGCAACGTCAACTCGCTCGGGAGCGAGATCGCCGGGATGATGGGAAGGATGTTCGGCTGATGGGCGGCTTCGGCGGCGGCACGGCGGGGGGCTTCGGCTTCCTCCCCTTCGGGGGCTACTCGACGATCTCGCTGCTCGCGGCGAGGGCGGTGAGCGACAACGTCGTGCAGCTCCAGTTCTCGGCCCCCGTCTACTTCTCGGGCGTGCTCGACGCGAACGACGCGAGCGTCCCGCAGCGCTACGCGGTGCAGCCCATCGGGGGCGTCGGCGAGAACGGCGTCCCCTCGCGCCCGGTCAGCGTCGTCGCGGTGGCGGTCGGCGACGGGCAGCCGCAGGGCAGCTACCTCCTGGTCTCGCTCGACCGCCCGATGACCCCCTACCCCGCGCGCTACTCGGTGACGGTCACGGGCGTCGTGGGCCTCGCGGGCGGCGTCCCGCTCGCGCCCAACCCGACCACCCTGCCCTTCGACGGCCTGTACCGCGTGCTCGTGCGACCCAACGCCTCGCTGCCCACGCCCGGGCGCGACCTCTCCAACCCGCAGACCTTCGCGGGCGCGAGCGACCCGCTCCCCAACCCGGGCGACCCGCTCGTGCTCGGGACCTTCCCCGTCGACGACACCGGCGACTACGCCTTCTCGGCGGGCATCCAGGGGTTCAAGAAGCGCGTCTACCGGCGCCTCATCACCGTGCCCGGGGGCTTCGTGCACCTCGGGGAGAACTACGGCGTCGGCATCACCCGCTACGGCAAGAAGCTCGGGACGGCCGCGCGCCGCAACCAGCTCGCCGCCGCCGTCGAGTCGCAGGTCTCGCTCGAGCCGGAGGTGAGCAAGGTGGTGTGCACCGTGCTCACGAGCACCCAGCCCGGCTTCTTCGGCCTCGCGCTCGCGATCCGCCTGAAGACCGGACAGGTCGTGAAGTGGCAGGGGAGCTGGCCGGCGACCTGAACGCTCAGTCGCGCCGGGAGACCTTGAAGGCGCCGACCTTCTGCAGGTGGGCGACGACGATGTTGAGCATGCGCGTCGCGTAGAAGTCGGCCGGCGAGAGGTCGTCCCCCGGGTCGTCGAGCCGGATGCCCTTGGTCTGGCCGTCGAGGTAGACGTTGAAGCCGGCACCGCCGGTCTCCTCGAACACGATCGACACCCGCCGCCCCATCGTCCCTTCCTTCATCGCTTCGCTCCTC